TTCTTCTTGATAAGTATTTAAGGCATCTGCCATCTGTTACTCCGATTCTACTACGCCTTTAGCTACTTGTGGTGCTGCTGCTTGCATTGCACCCATAGCTGCTTGCTGTTCCATCTGTTGTTGCATCATCATTTGTTGTTGCATCATCTCTTGTTGTTTCTGCTCTGGCGATTTAATCAGGCCAGATGTATCAATACCAAGTGATGCAGCCAAACGGTCTATGTAGTCACCTAGATTCATCTCACTAGCAATAACTTCTTGACCCAAGGGCTGTAAGTATTGCAGAAATGCTGCTAGTTTATTCAAGTCTTGTCCACGTCCAAGTGCTTCGATACCTGTAACGACAGTGGGTTTAACACTATCCTTAGGCATACGAGGCATCTTGCCCTGCTTAGTCAATGATTCAAGTAGCAGGTTGATGAGTGGTAGTTGGAACTCTTGGGACAGGATGGAGTATACACCACCCAAGGCAGTCTCAAGTTCCTGTGCCATGTACCTAATCTCTTCGGCAGTCACACGTTCTGCTGGACGCTGAATAGAAGAGTTAAGTAGAAACGCAGCAGCCAGTCGCTCGTTAATCATACGCATAGTCTCAAGGGCTACACGGAAATCGCTGGACTTCTGCACTTGTAGTGTTGATACATCGTTGGCATCACCTGTCAGAAACGCACCGTTAGCTGCTTTAGCTAGGTTTGCTGATTTAGTGCTACCGTTAGGACGTACCAAGAATAATACTTTAGATGATGCAGCACTACCCTGCACAATAGCTTGGGTCAATGCCTCTAGTGAACGCAAGTCACCGATGTATTCTTCGATGAAACCACGCCCATAATCTTCACCATCAATACGGATAAAACGTAATGGGATAAATGGGTTCTGGTCTTCTTTGAATGTACCACGTGAATTAGGTACTTCGATACCAGCTACCTCTTGATGCACCTCAAAGCCTTTTTCTGTACGCTTGAGACATGTGTACAGGTCATAGTTTTTCTTTGGTGAATCTGATGGGGGTATCATATCCTTGACTGCATCAGGCAGCATCATAGCTGCAACACTTTCCTTGGTGATAATCTCTAGGATATTACCCATAGCATCACGCTTGGTAGTGTAGCGGTCAGGTCTATATACTTTCATTCCGCCCTGTTTAGGCATGTATACCAAAGCATTGCCTGTCACAATAAGCAACTTTAGTGCCTCAAAGACAGGCACACGTATGGCTTTGCTTTCAATCTCTTGCATAGCTGCACGTTCAATACGTGCTAGACCTTCTTCTACTTGACCACGATTATCACCAGCAATAGTTTGCAAGTCAAAGTCGTCAATGGTCAGGCGAAAGAAAGGGCTGTTGGGTGGCAAGAGTGCCATCAATAATTTGGATGCAAGGTTATTTACACCCCTTGCCCCAATGCCTTGATACGGTGTAGCATATACAGATGAACTGCTATGCCCTTCGTCTGGCAAAAGAGTAGGGATAGTCAGCCTTGCTGCTTCACGTCCACGTTCTAGGAACGTATCACGCTCACTTTCTAATTGACTGTAGCGTTTAGCTACTGTTCCTACTTCTTGTTCCATTAGTTATTCCTTACGAAGTTGGAATGTTAAGGCCACTAGAACCCCCACCGCCTACGTTAGCAGCAGCAGGGCTGAGTGTCAGGGCTTTCTTGCCCTTCTTTTTCTTCTGCATCATACCTGAATCAGTTTCGATTTCTGAAACTTCTGTATCTTCTGTACCTTTGGCTGCGGCTGTAGTAGTCACATCAGCAGGTTCAGATGCTTTATATGTTTTAGGTTTACTGCCGCCTGTAACTTTTCTAATTGCGCCGCCCATTACATACCCCCTGTATTAGCTTTAGGAATCTGTAGACCAGCACCAGTGCTACCTGTCTGTGTAGCAGTGTCGGTGAGTGGTGTCTTCAGTGCTTTCTTACCCTTCTTCTTCTTGGTAAGCTGCTCTGATTCCAAATCTGTTTCATTTAACTCAATGTCTGGTGTCTTGGTTACTGCTGTCACAGGACGTGCAGGTGTTGGCATAACTGGTGGGGGTTTTGGCCCACTAAAAATTCCACCCATGGTATCATTCCTCAAAATCTGTGTGTTGTAATTCTATTAACTTGTCGATGACTGATTGTTGCCCCTGAAGAAAGCTTAGTTCCTCAGGGGTAACGTGTCCAAGCGGCAGTTTGTTAGGATACAACTCTCTAAGGTGGTTAAGTAATCCATCTGTGATGTTAAAATCGTTGCCTAATACTTTCATGGAAAACAAACTTTCGCTAATGTTGTAACTTTAGATGTCTACCAACTCACATGCACCTGCTGTACAGGCTAATGTTTGGCTACCAGAAGTAGTATCTTCCTTTTCATACAGGGATAAAGCAGTCCAGTCAATAGCTTCAGGCATCTGCTTTTTAAATTCCTCGTACTGTTCCTTGTCAATCTCTTGATAGGGAGCTTGAGCATACGTGTGGTCACTGTGTGGTAAGAACGATATACCTGAACATATGTCAAAGTTCTCGTAGACCCATGCACCTACTGCCATCCACTCTGCATCCTTAACTGTAATAGTTACTGATGGTTTGTGTTCACACCAGTTGAGTGCATAGTTCTTCCACAGTTCTAGCTGTTGTAGTGCAGTCATATCGTTACGAGTAACAGCACCAGATGGTGACTTAGTAGGAAAGCTAAACACTGTAGTAGAATCAGGCTTCATTACACACGGTTCAGCAGGGATACCACTGTCCTTCATAAACTGTGTTAGTGGGTCTTTGTTATCGCCACGTACAGTGCGGATGTAGTACTCGCTGTGTCGTGCATGAATACCTGAGGCTGTATCCGTTAACTGTGATACAGTACCTGATGGTTTGACACAAGTAATAGCAGCAGAAGTAGGTACACCTAGTTTGTCAGCATAGATACGGTTGACATCAACGGCATGTTCTTTTAATTTTTTCAACCATATTGAACTGTCGGTAGTCTTAGATAGTAAGTAGTTATCCATGATACCTGTTAGTGACACACCAAGCAGACGCTCTTCTTCTGTATTCTTCTGCCATATCTTACGTAAGTAAGGCATCTTAGTAAAGGTAGACTGTGCTGTACCAAGGATAGTAGCTAGTCGTACCTTACGGCGTAGGCTTTCTAGGTCATCACCGTGCCTAACAACCACCTCTGTTAGATTACAGAATTGATAAGGGCGAAGGATAATCTCAGAACAAGGGTTAGTTCCCCACTCATGTCCTGTCTCTCTACGTCCATTCATCTTAACGTGCTTGTCTGCTGCTACACGTGAGAAGATACCACGTTCACCAGACTTAGATTCTACAAGAGACAACCACTCACGCATGAACCCTTCCATATCAGGCTTATCTGTGTAGGCTACAGAGTTATTAGCCAACGCACGTTGACCCTCGTTCTCCCACCATTGACCTGACTTAGCGTGTGCCATGCGTCCGTCACTAAGGTTAGACAGGCTAATCATAGCTGAACGGCGAACACCGCCCACTACCACAACCTCACCAATCTTACACATAATGTCGTGACATTCAATACTGGTCAGCTTACGTCCTGCTGCTGCCTTAAACTTATCTACCACAAAGTTAAACAAGTCATTCAGTGGTTCAGGGCCACTAGCCCTACCACCAAAAGTCTTGAGCCTAGCACCTGCTGGCCTAATCTTAGACAAGTCCCACTTAGGAATGTCACCTGAGTACAGGTGTGATAGCAGCTTATGCAATGCCCTAGCCCAGCCTTCCTTGCTGTCCTTGACTGCAATGATGTCATCACTTATTTCTAGTGCATCAGGTACATCAGGAAGCTTGGCAATAGACTGACGTTCTACACTAAAGCCAACACCAGTACCACACAGTAGAATAAACATAGCCTCATCAAAGGCACGGATGTGGTCTACTGGCAGGTAGCTACAGTTGTAGATGCAGGTGTTGTCACGGTCTGCTGCTACCCCTGCTGTCATCAAGGCTCTCATGCTGGGCATAACTTCAAGGTTGAGGATAGCTTCCTCAATTTCTTTTAGGTCTTTAGTAGGTAGGCCAGTGGTAGCAATGTAATTGATGTATCGTTGTACTGTCTCAGGCCAAGTCTCTCGCCTGTTCTCATCCTCTAACCATCGTGCGTACCTACTAGTAGCAATAAATGTTTGGTAGTCTGTTGGTAAGTAGTTGCTACTCATCTATCGTCACCCTCTCCGTGTAGTGTTCCAGCTTCTTGTCGCTTCTTTAGTTTTTCTATGTTCATCTCTGCAATAGTCTGTAGTGATAGACCACAATCATGTGCTAGTGCAGCCAACATCCATAGTACGTCACCCATCTCTACTGCAATAGCTTGCTTCTGGTCTTGTAGTGGAATGTCATCTCGCATCATCTTGGCAATCTTGCCACATACCTCACCTGCCTCTTCAGCTAGACCCAAGGCAGGGTATGAGATAGCATACTTCTTAGGGTACACGGCTGTCTTTAACGCACCTATCTGGTACTCATAGAAGTTCATCATTACCAGTTCACTCCATCTGTTTTCTTCATTAGTTCTATCATCTTATCTAGATACCATCTGGCTTTTTCAGCATCCTGAATAGGATTATCCTTGTTCCACAGGCGTGAGCCTAGATACTTTAGTACCTGTGCATGTGCCACTGATATAGATTCATACTCACCAATCACATCTACAATGTAATCCCAAGTCTCAATCTTACCTGTGGTGTAATGTTCTGGACTGTTAACCATGTCATTAATACGTGGCTGTTCTGTGTTAGCTAAGTCTTTCATGTAAGCCTCATGTCTTATTGGGATACCGAAGCTGGTTTCCATAGCTTTACTTCTCCTGTATCTGTATCGTACTCACCGTTGCGTAGGATACGTGCTAGTCGTGCGTTCTCTAGGGCTACTTCTTCAGATAGACCTTTACTCTTAAACGCAGTGACCACTGTATCCCAGCCACAACCAGATGATAAAAGTTTATTAGCAGTCTTGGGGCCAACAGTTGGACAGCCGCTATAGTTATCTGTACTATCCCCAACCAGAGTTTGGTAAGCGAAATTGTAGTTAGCCTCTGCTTCAGAGATTGTAACCACTTCGCCGTTAATCCAGTGCCTTGCTGGTATAGTGAGTAGGTCTTTGTCTTCAGACCAGATAATAGTGTCAGGGTTTGATGTACCCAATATTCCAAGAACATCATCAGCTTCTAGTCTCCTATATATAACTGTATTGTACTCGCTCATCATAAACTCTCTAGCCCATGTGAGCAGCATAGGTTTACGAGTGTTCTTCCTGTTAGCCTTGTAGTATGGGGCTAACTCTTTACGAAAGTTTTCTTTATCTGACAAAGCCACGATGCAATCTTGTACAGGTGCTTCATCAACCAGCTTTTGTATCTGGTCTTTGATACGTATTGCTACATCAGATTCAAAACTATGCAGTGTCCACAGACCATCACCCCAATCAATGGATGTCTCTGCTGATGCTGCCGCTTTGTATGCTATGATGTCACCATCAATAAGCAGTAGGGTCATCGTTTATATCCTCTTCTTTCTCAGCCTTGCGTAGTATTCGTAGTCCTGTTTGCACCTGTATGTAATCTAGGTAAGCTTCCACAATCCACTTGACACTTAGACATATGCTTACACTCAGGAATGAACAGGTTAGTATTAGCTTCCATACAAAATTAAAGTCCATTTTTGAACGCCTTGAATACATCACTAGAGAATAGTTTCTGTAGATTAAGAAGGTACATCTTTGATGCCCAATTATCTCCACCCTTCACTGTCTTAACATAATCAAGCTGTTCAATAATCTTCTTTAGATTATCCGTTTTGAATACTAGTGTTGCAAAGACCTCATCTTCTACACACAAGTTATGAAACCAGTAATCTGCCTCAGTAGCAGCAATACCACTAGGCTTACCATAGCTTTCAAATTCAATAGCTATGTTACCTGTCTTCATCCACATACCACGCTCAGACTTAACCTCAATCTTTTTATCTTGCAGCATGTCAGCTACCATTTTTTCTCTGACCTTGCCATACTCTAAGTCTAAGTCAAACTTCTACGGTTAGGTTTAGTGGGTGTCAGACCAGTTGCTTCCATACTTGTACTCACTGTCGAGTTGACATCTGAACCTGAAGTGTTGTTCGACATCTCGCATACACTGTTGAATAAGTTTGCCTGTTGCATCCTCTTGTCCCTTCTTTACTGCTAGTTGTACTTCATCGTGAATGAACGCTACAATCTGTGCGTCCAAGTTTGCTTCCTTGATAGCACGTGCAATAAACACGTACCATGTCTTACAGATTATAGCACCAGCACTTTGTAGTAAAGTGTTGAGTGCAGCATGGCTATGCCTGATTGGAATGATACGTCCATCCAATCCCTTAATCCAGCCACGCTCATCAGCAGCTTTGGACACTGCATCCTTTAGATACTTGAGGGCAGGTAGCTTAGACAAGAACTTCTTCTTGATTGCTTTGCCTTCCTTCGCACCCTTGCCTATTATCTTACCAGTCTTCTCATCACCTGAACCATACAAGAATCCATAGATGAATGTCTTTGCGTTGGCACGTGTGGGTAGACCAGCAGCTTCCTGATTCTGTGTGTGTATGTCACCACTAACTACTGTGGTAGCATAGGCACCATCGTCATAAGCTGCCATATAATGACCAAGGCACCGCAACTCAAGGCCAGAAGCATCAGCCCCCAAGAGACTGTAGCCAGCAGGTGCTTTGAATAAGGCTCTACACTCCTCACCATAAGGCGCACCAACACTAGGAACTTGAGCCATGTTGGGGTTGCTGTGTGTACACCTAGACGTGACAGCCCCCATGTGATTAACTCTACCATGTAACTTACCACCCTTCTCCATCTTCAGCCAAGCCTGTTTGCCTGTAGCTATCTGACCGATACGTTTGTTAAGTAATAAGTACTCACTAAGTAACTTAGCCTCAGGCATATCAATACTCGACAGCACAGTCTCATCCACCTTAGGTATACCAGTGTCAGTAAATACCTTGGGCTTCCAACCCCTGCTCATTAGTCTGTCACCAATCTGCTGACGTGATGCAGGGTTGAATGGGATAGTCTTGGTCTTAGTCTTTAACTCTACTATCGTAGGCTCAAAGGTTGCAACCAACTCTGCTTCGATGTCTGCTCTGCGTTGGGCTAGTGTGCCATACAATTCTTGAGCAGCTTTGACATCAAAGTCAAACCCATGTTCCTGCTGTTGTATCAGCAGTGTGTGTATCTCAGCCTCTAGGTCTAGTGCCTGTTGACTAAAATTTTTTTCAGTAATTTTACGATGCAGTTTGCCTGTGACTGCTGTGTCTTGGATGCAGTAGTCGAGCATCTCAGGGGTGTATGCTGCAAAGCTTTCGCTACCATTATTGAAGTCACCTTTTAATTCTCCTAGTCTATATCCCCATGCCTTGAGGCTATGGCTACCAATTAGTTTCTGTGGTAGTAAACCTTTAGCATGTAGCTTGAAGTCAATCTCTTTGACATCAGGCCAGATTGTTCTAGAGTATACCAACGTATCTACAATGTTACCCTTGAAGGTGTAACCATGCAGCTTCTCAACAACACGTAAGTCATAATCAATTACGTTGTGACCTATCAAAGTCTTGGCGTTGTCCATGAACTCCAAGGCTTCTTGTGTTTGTGTTGGGTCAAAGGTGTGTACCTCATCTGTGTGTACATCCCTAAAGACATGACACCATATCTGTGTCACCTCTTCTAATAGGTTGTCTGATTCTAAGTCCCATATGTATTCCATGCTGTGTCTCCGCACTAGCTAAAATTCTATGTCGTCCTCTTCGTCAGAGAAGTATGTCTCAGTCATACGTCCTGTATCTGACATGTATTCTAGTGAACAACATAATCCAGTTTCGCCTGACCATCTGTTCTTCAACACCCTGACCTGACTAATGTGTGGGTTATCCTTGTCTTGCTGGTTCCTTTCTAATCCTATCACGATGTCACTAAGCTGACCAATAGCAGCACTACCACGTAGTA